TTGTCATTTCTAAAATAGATATGCCGGGTCGCGTTTTAAGCTCGTCTATCATTTGATTCCTGATAGTTGAGTATAGTTGTGAACCTGTTGCATCATTACCAAGACCTAGTCTCTTATACTCAGCTTGTACAGCCTTTGTTTGTTGTTTTTTTGTTCCTTCACGATTAATAAAAGTAGACACAGCTTTAGCATCTAATTCTATCTCATACAATTGGCTTGAAGCATTGTCATATTCAAACTCTATATCATTTAATGTTTTGTTTAATTTATCCATCTTAACAGGGTCTTTTAATGTGGCCATCATATCGTCACGAATAGTTGCAGGCATATATCCACTTGCGGCCCTGTCGTATATCTCTCTTATGAATGGGTCTGTCTCTAGTTTCATAATTCTTTCAAAATTTTCGAGCATATCAGCATCCATCTTAGCAAAGAATCTACCTGTACTCCTTTGCCCACTAATGTACTGGCCATGACCTTCTACATGAGTTCCCATGTTAGAGCCTGCTTTGTTCATGTCTAATTCTCTGAAGATTGCACCTACGCTATTGCCTTGATAACCAATCAATCTCGTCATGCCCATGTTTTGTCTGTACATCTCATCAACTGTCTGTCCAAAGCTCGTCACCTTATCCATCATTCTAGAGGTTTGTAGCTCGAGGTTTTCTACTCCTTTAGATAGCAATGGGCCTGCTACTTTTCTTGTAGAGTTTAATGCTACACCACCACCAACTAATATTGATAAAGCATCCGCAGGATTTCGAATAACCGCTTTCTCAAATTCTTCCCATGAGCCAAACGTTGTTGAAACCATCTCACCAAATTCATTAGCCATAGCACGTTGCTCTACTCCAACATTCTCTCCAAGCATGTCACCTAATGGTGTTAAGTTAAGTGCGCCACCTGCCGCTAAACTAGATAAAGCTTCAGTAGTTGGTGCAGGATTAGTTGCCATCGTTGCTGTATCTCTGTACATAGAACCTACATTTTTCGGAAAGTTCGCTATCCAATCGGTATCAGAGCGTTCATCATTGCCATCTCCCCAACCAAAGAATTGAAAGAATGGACTCTCTGCTCTTAGGTCATAGAGTTCTTTAGCATCTGCATCTCTCCTAGCTTGAAGCTCAGGGTCAACATCCAATAGACCAGTAAAAAACTCAGAGACACCTTCCCAAGCATTACCAAGTAGATTGTCTAATTTAACAGGGTCTTTTTTTTCTACATCATCGAGTAGGCCTCTATTTAATCTCATACAACTCCTTGCAAGTTACGTCTTATTGGCTTATCCCAGTTCTCAATCCATGGTTGATAGCCTACAGCAAGATACCTCATCGAGTCTGCCGCATGACTTGACCAATCGTGTTTGGGCCGCATTCTCCATGTTTTACCATTTTCATCCCAATCACGTGAGTAATTATTTAGAGCATCCCAAAGTTTCTCAGTTTTCTCTTCATCGAAGTAGCACTTATCAAGTAGAGTTCTGACCTGTTGTATGCCATCATCAATCAGTAACTGTGGAGCTATCTCAATGTTATGTATTCCAAGGTCTTCTAGCATCTCAATCCTACTCTTACCTGAACCTAGTTCTCTGACTCTGACATCATGTGGGAATATGTGTTGGTCATAGACATAAGGCTTAGACTGCAACACCTTAACGTAATGCTCTAGACCTGCACCTGATGCTTCATAGTAGTCGATGATGTGAACCTCAGCTCCTATGAATTGTGAGAATACGATTGCTGTTGAATCGCCCACACCTAAATCCCAACTTGTGATTACACCTTTTGACCTGTCGTATCTGACCTTAGTTAATCTGTCTTCATCCTTGGCTCTGCGTAATTCACTAGCGTAGTAACTTCCTTCGGTAAAAATCAAAAAGCCGCCTTCCCAAATCCATTCGTATTGGTCAGGTCTCTTCTCTTTGTCTTCTAATCTTTGAGCTTCAAGTACATCAGGAAACCAAGGGTTGTCGTAGTAGTTCATTTGCACTATCTTACAATCTGAAGGAAAACTTTGTCTAAATCTTTCATGTGTTGCGCTGTACTTTGACTCAGGATTCCATGTGACCCACACCTCTGATGAAAAACCTATGCTCTTGTCTTCTTCACGTACTGTAGGCAATAGTAAATCCCATGCTCTGCCGCTTACTTGTTCTGCTTCATCTACCCAAGCTATGAGGATGCGAGACTGTGACTTGATACTATCTAATGAACGTCTCAGACCTGCGAATGTGTACGTTATATTGCCATCCTTTGACCTGATAAACTTCTCACCTATCTCATAGTAGTCTGCTAACCAATCAACGCTCAGAATCGCAGATTTAATCTCAGCCATAGATGACTCACTAAGGGAGTTCATAAACTCACGACCACAGAGTATTGTGCCTCTCACTCCTGACTTTCCCCAACGATAACCAAAGACTGCTGTCATTAAAGCAAAACTGGTGGTCTTTCCACTCCCTCTGCCGCCGTAGCATGACCTAATTCGCGCTGTTCCTTCAAAGACTGGGATTAGTTTGTCCGGGAGCTGTATCTCTGCTTCAATCATTTCTTCCAAACACTCGCTGTTAAAATAGACAGGAATGTCAGGTGAAACAATCCTCCTCCGAGAAGCGTAAAAGGACTGTGCTGTCCAGTTAATTTAATCATAAGCTGTTGTCTAATTAATGGGTCTTCAACTGTTGCCATTATCTTCATAAATTCACTTATATCAGGGCGATTCAGACCCCACCATATGGGAGTGAACAGAAAATCATAGAAGCAAATTAATAAATAAATTCCGAGTGCGCAGAATCTGAACCTCATCATACTGCGCTCTCCTTCTGTCATCTCCTTCATCTAGACACATGGTGGTTCACACATCAAAGCATCAACACCAATAAACATTACAATAATGAACGCTAGGAGTCCGAGTGCTATTAGAATTTTAACTGTATTACTCATCGACCTAGAGCCTTTTTAAATGCTTCTAATTCTTTTCTAAAGGTTGTGCCAAATGGCATCTTTTCCCAACCTCTCATTGTATGTACATTTGCATCTTTACCACCTAACAAATATCCACCTACTACTTGGTCAAATCTACTGACATCCCACCATTGTTCTTTAGGTCTTGATTCACCTGCTATTGGCATTGCCTGAGTAACATGTTTATATGAGTCATCCTTCCATTGCATAACCTCATCATCTACCTGTGCGGCAGTTCTTAATCTGTTATACCAATATGGAGATGTCTTATCTAAGTTATGCAGAGCTTCACCAAACATCATGTCACCAACGAAGTCACCTGTACTTCCTTCAGCCTTTAATTTTGCTTCATTGATATAAGCCTTATCACCTTTTACCTCTCCATAAGCATCGTGGTAATTAAACAGAGATGCTTCTTCTTCAGGTGTTGCTCTTGTCACACCTCCAAGAATTATATCTAGCAGTCCGCTCATTCTTCGACCTTGCTAACTAATTTAATAACAGTAGGAGCTTTCATAGAATCATCTGAGCTTGTGTGGTCTATCTGTGACTTCTCACCATACTTGTTAGGTACGAGCTTACTGGCTACCCACTTCCTTGCATCTATCTGTAAGCGTGCAACCTGAAATGTCTGATTGTCTGCCTCATCTGCAATAGCTAAGATTTGGTCAGCATGATATTCGGAGCTGATTGATTTCGCGCGCGTGTATCTATCGGATAACCCATCTACCTTATACATCCATCTGTACCACGTATCAGCATTCGGTGTCCAGTCTTCTTCTCTACATAAACTGATGACACTTCTACCTGAAGCTATCTCTTCTAGCATTCTTTGCTCAAGCTTCTCTGTGTACTTCGTTGGTCTCGCCATAATTAAAACTTATCGTTAGTGTGAAAATGTACATAATCTCCCCATAAATCTTCTACTGCTTCAGCTACTTTTTTCCATGCAAGACCACCATCATCTTCATAGTAAAACTTCCTACTTGCATCGTATGCATACCTTTTGATTTCATGCGCTCTTTCCTGAGTGCAATCTAAACTGCGAATCTCCAGTTGCAAATCATGTGGTGTACAGTCATCAAGTTCTTTAAGTTCTATAGCCATTAGCTTATTAACTCCTTCCAATCATCAGGCAGGTTAAGTTTGAATCCCGGTAACAACTCACCCTGTATATACAAAATACAATCATCAATGTACTTTCCCATCTCTTTAGTATTTAATTCTGTAGTTGATTTTATCACCTTTTGTACTTTACCTGCAACTTCCTCATATCTCACGTCTAAAAACTCTTCACCCAAATGTAGATGAATTGCCGCTTCTGACACTCGTGTTTCATGGTGAACCTGACGTATGATAACTCCAAAATAAAGATTGTTTTGTCTCCCAGTACGAGTGTTTCTATTCTCTTTAATACTTATCAAAGCATCCTCAGCTCCAGTTTTCTGAAAAAATAATTTAGTCATACTCTCCACAATTTGTGCTTTGGGTTGGTCTCGTTTTAATATTCTTGTTAAGGTATTAGTCATGTAGTATAGCTTTCACCAACGATTCCACGCTTCACCAATAATCTTTTCGTTCTCGTAATTGCAAACTCAGCCATCTCCTCTATGAAGTAAGGCTGATAATAATCGTGCTGTTTTGTATCGTACATCGAGTGACATGCATGGCAACCAAAGAACCCAATGTCTCTGCCAAGGTCATCAGTAGTTTTCTGACCCATGCCTGCTCCGTTCTTATGACAAAATACTACATTCTCATTACCTACTCCGGGGTCACATATATCACTATTGAATGTACATGGTGAACCTTTGGCGGCTTTAGTTATTGCTGTCTGTTTCATTAAATCCCCAGTCTATTAATTTTCCAATGACATCTGCCACAGAATATACTACAGCAGTCTCACATCCTACATCATCCAAAGCTTTAATCATATTCTTTTGGTTGTATGTCAATCTACCTTTCGGAGTCTTACCATTCTTAGGTCTCTTGACCTCTAGAAAATATGCAAAGCCTGACATGATTAGACAGAGGTCAGGGATACCACTCTTCACTCCTTCAGCTCTAAACTTTCCGGCCTCACTCTTACTTCTCTTACCACCATTAGGAATAGCAAAATAAAATATTCCTCTTATATCTAGATACTGGCAAATTGCTTTCTGTACTTCATGCTCATCACTTCTCATTTTTTTTGACCTTGTCTAATATCATTGTAAATTTAAGCTTATCACATAATTCAATGATTTGGTCTTCAAGGTCTGATTTTAGTTTCACGTCTTCAATTTTACTGAGCAAACCTATCAGCTTATAAATTGTTTCAGCAATATCCTCATTAGACATTGGCTTGCAAGTTACCACCCTCTT